CTTTTCACACTGGCGCTCTCCAGCGTAGGCTTTATCCGGATGGCGGAAGTAGCGCACCACTTCGCCTTCCCAGTTTTCGCGGCGTCGGTACTCTGCCGATTCCCACGCGGTGCCCTTCTCCGTGTAGTCCAGTGGGTGGTCGCCATTCTTGAACCACTGCGTGGCCTCGATGACCACGGGCTTCTTCATGAATTTCATTTGCTTGCCTCCACCTTCCGATGGTCGCCACACCAGTCAGCCATGTAAACGACCGGGTAGCCGTTCATGGTTGGTGCGTGACGACGGCAACGACCGACTTCAACCAGAGGGTTGACATCGGAGTTTGATGTCCCGATGCGGGCCTTCGGTACATACCAAATACAGGTTCTGCATTGCATTCCCCTGTTTCTTTGCGCCCAAGGGTCTACCCCTGTGCCAGCAATTGCACCCCGTCGAACATTTTCATGATGCAGGCCACGGGGTTTTTCTTCCATGAGAAGGCCAAGGATGTTATCCATCATGCCTCCTTCGGTGCGCGACCGGGGCGCTTCTTGGGGGTGCCGTCCTTCTTGAGGCCGTAGGGCGCGTTTTTCGAGTTCCGTGCGCGTTGATTCTTGACCACCTTCCACTTGCTGATCTCAGCATCGAGTTGCTTCTTGGCCTCTTCCAGCACCGTGGGCACCGTCAGAGTCACGGGAGGGTTCTCGTACAGGCGCTGGGCCAGCAGGTAGCCTTCCAGCGGCCAGATTTGCCGGATGGCATCCTCATGGGCATACCGACGACCGAGGTTGATGTCGAAGTTGGCCGCGTCAACGCACGCGCTGGTGCCGTTGACGGTGAAGCCGTTCTCCATGGTCAGCGTGCAAAGCGTTGTCCGGCTATCGGGCAGGACGATGTACGACTCACTCTTGATCTTCGACTGGATTTGCTCCAGCGTAACTTTGTTGGACATTGCCGCTCTCCTACTTTTTAGGCGGGGTCGCCGTTGAAAATTGTTTTGCCGGTCTCTTGCTCGATCTTGTTCCAGACCTCAGAGATGGCGTCTTCCATGATCTTGTGCGGGCGCACGATCTCATACCACATCGTCAGGCCACCCTGATCACTGATGCGATAGCGCAGACGGCACTGCACAGCGTAGCGAGGGCCACCCTCCAGCACCGGGATGCCGATGGTGAACTCCTCGGGAATCTTGAACTTCCCTTTGCCTGCGGTGCCCTCGACCTGCTCTTCGTAGGTCAGTTCGTTTTGGCCGTTCGACAAGCGAATGCCTTGAGCGAAGTTGACCTTCTTCTTTGCTTCGAGGGTGCGCGAGACCTCCAGCATCTCAGCCGCAGGCGGCTGTGCGATGTCGGGCAGGTTGTTCTCGATGAACTGGGCAAACTGCACCTGCGTCATCTGGTTGCCGTCTTTGCTCTTCCATGTCGCCCACTCAGCAGAAGTCGGGCAGGCGTAGGAGGCTGTGTAATCGCGCCAGCCAGCAATGGCTGGGCCTTCGATGACGCCGTGCCCACGGTTGTCATTGAAAACCGCCCGGAAGCGGCCTTCTTTGAGGTTGCCGTAAACGCGAGTCTCAGCGGTCATCTCCTCCTTCACGAAGCGGCAAAAAGACTCAGGATCGCGCAGGCTGGTGTTGCCCTTGCGACGCAGGGGCCTGTCCAGCATGTCCTCGATGTCGACCAGCTTGGAGCCTTCCGGCACGATGGCGTAGGGGTGGCCATTGATGATCTTGGCATCGCCAAGGTTTTGGCCAGCCACCAGCGCGGCCTCGGTGTCACCGATGGGCAGGTTGTCGTCGTCGTACGCCATGATCAGCCCACCTTCTTGAGTTCACCGGTTTCCATGTCCACCGAGCGCAGACCTTCGATCTGCAACTGGCGGGGGTCTTCGCGGGTGAGGTTGCCCTCAGGCGTCGCGAACATGATCGAGGTGCCCTTCTCCTCTTTGGGGGCCTTGACGACGATGTCGTCCACGATCTCGATCTGGCCACCCTTGCCCGGTTTGAGCTTGAGCTTGAGGGTCAGTTCGCCGCCCTTCATGGTGTTGGAGACGGTGGCCACGAGCTTGTTCAACTCGGTGGTCAGGTCGTCGTGCAGGGTACCGTAGCGCAGGGCCACGATGGTGTCGTTGAAAGAACGTGCAGTCATTTCGTTTCCTTTATGATCTGAGATGTAGTACTAAAGTCAGAAGGGGATGTCGTCGTCCATGTCGTCGAAGCCACTGCCAGTGCTCTGGCGGGCTTGGCCACTGGCCGACTCGTTGCGGGCGTACTCGTTGCCTTCACGAGCTTGCCATTCCGGCGAGGCCTTGATCTTGTCCTTCAGGCCGTTGCTGAAGGTCTCGAACAAGTCCATGTCGGGTTCCTCGATGGAGAACATGCCGAGCTTGTTGAAGCCCTCGGGCAGTCCTGCCTTCTTGATCGCGGCGGGTACGGGGTTCACCGACATGATGTTGGTGTACTCCTTGCCGTTGTTGCCAACCGACTTGGCCACAGAGATCATGGCCCACGCGCCCAGAATGTTTTTCAATTCGAAGCCACGCAGTTCGTCGGCAGTGAAATCACGACCGCGCCATGCCTGCAAGTCCTTGCGGAGGGTTGCCTTCTCTGCGAGAGAGAGGGTGTAGTTTTTCGAGATCGACATCGGTTCACCCTTGTTGGTGACCAGTGACTTGCCGTTGTCGTCTTCGCCATGAACCTCGAACTGGATCATGACCTTCTGAAGGTACTTCACCTGCCCTTGCCACTCAGTCTTCTGAGTGCCTAGATCCACGATGCGATAGCACCGTGCCAGATGCATACCCGGGGGGACGGGGGTGAAATTTCCCTCGCCGCTGTCTTTCGCTACCAAACCCATCATTCGCTCCTTGTGTTTACGGGTGTTGACTTCCGAGGTAGACCGCACTCGTATCGAATGACAGTCCAATCGTCAGCCGTTGCTTGACCAGACTCGGCTCTCGTGAGGGCCTCCTCCAGTCGCTCTTCGCGCTCAAGCATCAGTTGATGAAACGCTTGGTCTTGCACTTCGCTCTCCTTCGCTATTGAACACGTCGTGGACTGTAGCATGTTTAATCCCAACATACAACACCACTTGCACGGTTTCTTTTTTAGTGTAAGATCCACATAAACCAACTACAGGAGGTCTACATGACATTGAAGGAGTATTTCGAGGCGCTTCCTCGAGGAGCGAAGCTAGAGATGGCCAAGAAGCTGGGCATCTCGAAGACATGGATGGCGCAGATCATCAGCGGGCGTGAAGTGCCCAGCGCGGGCCTCGCGGTGATGATCCACCAGTTCACCAAAGGCAAAGTATCACGCGAAGAGTTGCGGCCAGACCTGTTCGGAGCGCTCAAATGATTTGGTACAAGTTCCACCTCGGCGACTACATCACACACACCACGCACCTGTCAGATGCGGAGGATCTAGCATACCGCCGTCTGCTCGATCTGTACTACATGAGCGAGAAGCCAATCCCACTCGATACCCAATCGGTTTCCAGAAAAATTCGCCTCGATCTGGACATAACCGAATCGGTTTTGGGGGAGTTTTTCGAACACACCTCAGAAGGCTATCGTAATGCTCGTTGTGATGCTGAAATCATGCGTTACAACAAACAAGTCGAGAACAATCGATCCCTCGGGAAGCGAGGCGGCAGGCCGAAGAAAACCGAACCGGAAACCGAATCGGAACCGAAAGCAAACCCTAAGAAGAATAAGAATAAGAATATAAATACCAATACGTCGACTGCGTCGACAACATCGCGATTCGATGAGTTCTGGTCGACATGGCCAACGTCAAAGCGCAAGGTCGGTCGTGCCGCTGTGCTCGCGAAGTGGGAGAAGCACAACCTCGACGATGTGGCCGACACGATCATCGCCAACGTCAAAGCCTTGAAGGCCTCCGAGCAGTGGCTTGGCGGTTTCGAACCCGCACCGATGACCTACATCAACCAACGTCGTTGGGAAGATGAAAACGGGGCCGCTGAGGCGTTTTCTGGCCGGAGGGTCATATGACCCCTCACCCAGCCCAAAAAAACGCCGCCAAGCCCCGATTTGACCCCTTGGCGAGGCATTCATGACTCCGGTCGAGAACCTGCTTCAGCGTTTGGAGAAGGTCAAGGGCCGAAATGGCTCATGGACTGCTCGTTGCCCTGCGCACCAAGACAAAGGCCCCTCACTGGCCGTGCGTGAGGCTGACGATGGTCGCATCCTTGTGCATTGCTTTGCCGGGTGCGAGACCGCCAACGTGCTGGGTGCTGTGGGTCTCGACATGACCGATCTGTTCCCGCCCGACGAGAAGCGCAAGGACTACCCTATCACCGGCAAGCCCAGCATGAAGCCAGCGTTCTACGCCAGTGACCTCATGCGGATCATCGCCTTCGAGGCGCTTGTGGTGCAGATCGTGGCCTTTGACATGTCTCAGGGTAAGAAGATCAGCGAGAGCGACAGAGAGCGAATGAAAGTGGCTTGTGAGCGAATTGAAGAAGCGATGAGGTATGCAAATGTCAACTGACACCACCATGATCGAACAACGCGCCAGAGCGCTGGATGAGGCCCGCCGCATCCGCCTGCTCAAGGCCGAAGAGATCAACACCGAGAAGTACCTGAAGGCCAACGATGTGACCCACAAGGTTCACGAGGCTGAGGTCTGGCTTGACGAGATGCAGTCCGAACTCGGGCAGCCGGTCAAGAAGGACGAGGGCGTCACGATGCCGTGGCCCAAGACCCACAACAGTTTCAAGTTCCGACCGGGCGAGGTGACCCTGTACGCCGGATCAAACGGAGGCGGCAAGTCCCTGATCACCGGGCAGGTGGCCTTGGGGCTGGTCAAGCAAAAGCAAAAGATTTGCATACAGTCATTCGAGATGAAGCCCAAGCGCACCCTGTACCGGATGCTGCGCCAGTTCGCGGGCGAGAACATCGACTTCCCCAAGTTCATGGACAAGGCCAAGTACATCGGCGGCCTGCTGGATCGGTTCCGCGCCTTCTCCGGTGGCCGCGTGTACCTGTACGACCAGCAGGGCACCAC